GCCCAGCGCCTGCAATAGCCTTGCCAGCAAGCATCCTGCCCGCGCGTTGAATGCCCTTCTCTGGCTCGTTTTTTGGCTCTTCACCTGGATGCGCCGGGCCAGGTTGATGCGGTTGCGGCGACGGCTCCGCCATGTGCCTGCCGGTCAACTCGGTGGCGGTTAACCCGGTTTGGATGGGCGCGTTGCTGGCCTTGAGATGGTGCGTCAACAGGCGCTCAACCATCTTGACCATAAACTGCGCCTGCTCTTTGGGCGAGCTGGCGATGGCGGCCACATTGACCTGAGACGGGACTTCTGGCCGGTTGTTCTTGCCGTTGGCCATGGCCACGGTGGCGCCGATCCCTCCCGGGCGATTGGTCAGGTTGAGCAGTTCCTGAAATTGCTGCTTGAGCTCAACCAAGGACTTCTGATCTTGGGCAACGTCGAGCAGCTTCGGTGACTTGCCGGCCAGTTTGCCGCGCTCCAGCAAAAAGGCATTGATGGTCTTGGCCAAATCCGCCAAATTGCCATCGGCGGCCGAAGCCGAAGTCCCCAACTGTGTGGCCGCTGCACTGACCGCCTGAACGCCTTCGGCAGCATTCTGCAGCTTGTTTTCGAGGTTTTCAGCAGCCGTGGCAGCCGAATTCATGTCGGACGCGGACTGCCCGACGTTGACCTTTAGATTGACTTCCTGACCGTTAGCCATGGCTTATATCCTCAAAATCGTCGTCCGGTGGGATGCCCATTTCGGCATCCATGGCTGCCAGTTCCTCTTCGAAGTTGTCGGTCCCGTCTTCGAAAACGCTTTCTGGTTTCTCGTAGTAAAAATGCGCCCAATACTCGGTGAGCATGGCCTCTTCCGTCATATCCAGGTAGCGATCGTCTGACGGAGGTAGGTTGTATTTGCGCCGGAACCAAAACCTGACGGTCCCCGATTCCAGCTTGGCCGCATCCTTGGCGCTACGCTCCAGGCTTTTGTCGAAAATCTGCCTCCTGCGCACGGAGAGCAGCAAACACCGCCCGAATCTGTGCGTAGGAGGCATCCTCTTGAGGGTCAAGATTTTCAATATTCCAACCACTCGGGCCGGACACCTGCAGCACCTTGATGGTGGCAAATGCCCGTGCGTAAGCGTCCAGGAATTCTGTTGGCGTTTGGACGCCTTCTGTCAGGCGCGAGTATTCAGCGGCAATAGCAAACTCGTCGCGCATGGTGCGCCGGCCAAACGTGAAAGACCCAAGACCCTCAACGTCAAGCTGAAAGTCGTGCTGAGACGATGATCGAGCCATCACTTATCACGCAGTCTTGTTGCCAACATCCAGCGCGTTGAACTGGCCGTTGCTGACCAGAATCTTGTGCGCGGAGATTTCCAGATCGCCGGACGCATAGCTGCAGCCGGTGTACTTGCGGATCGTCTCGCCCGACTTGTCCATGGTGACAATGTCAAACACAAGCCCCTTGAGCATGTCGTCGCCGTTTTCCATGGAGACGCCAAGCTGGCGCATGGTGCCGGAGTACAGCACCATCTGCTGCACGGAAATGCTGTGGCGCGCCGTGGTCGGGACGTATTCCTGAACGTGAATGTCGCCGATGCCGGAAGCGGGTTCTGGCGAGTAATCGTCCGAACTGCGGATCGACTGAACCAGGCCAACCTGATTGCCATCCATGAGGACAACAGTGCGATTGCCAGAGCGGACTTTGATGTTGGTGGTTGCCATTGTGTTCTCTTTAAGAGTTGCTATGGCTTCCAATATTTATGTCACGACCGGAACGCGCGCCCGGACAATTGCAACTTGAACCCACCAAGAAAAACACCCGGCGAACCGGGTGCTTGACTTGGGGGGACGAGAGTTATTGAGCTGCTGACACCGAGGCTGTTCCACTGTAGGGAACGGCAAAGCACGTTACAGGGATGTAGTTCACCGGGATGACCGGGCTGGCCTGGAATTCCACCCGAAGAATGTCACCATCGGCAGACGCGGTGATGTTCTTGTAAGCCGGGTTGGCTGCATCGCCTGCAAGCACTCCAGGGCCGGACGGCTCAGGACGCGCCAGTTCACGCAATACCGACTCGGTGCGCTCAACGGCCAAGCTCAGCGTGATCGGGTTGTTTTTCGATCCGCGAAGCTCGTCAACCGCATTGCGCACGCTGCGCATGGTGTAGTCCAAAGCCACCCCGACCGACACTTCGCGCCGGTTGTAGTTGGTATTGAGCAGCCAGGTCGTCACGCTCTGCACGACCTTGTAGCCGTTGGGCGTGTCTTCCAGGCACAACACACCGCCAGTGATCAAAGCATCCGTGTCGGTCGGGTTGCGCAGCTTGCGCTCCAGACCGCGCGCCTTGATGGCCTTGTTGGTCAAAGGTGTGCCCGGGTTGACACCAGCAAATGCGCCGGCAATCATGGCTGCAGCAATCCAGGGCTCAAACAGCACGAGGTTGTTGTTGGCGTCGTAGTCGTAGATGCCAATGTGCGTCAGAGAGGTGCGATCGCTGTTGATTGCTTTGGCCGCCGCAATCGCCTGGGCATCGGTGCTGCCGGAGGCCATGCCGACAATGGCGCGACGTTCCTGGCGAGCCACGTTGGACATGTAGACGCAATGGGCGTCAGCCATGGCATGAATGGCGGCCGTACCTGTCAGCGGGACAACCCATTGCACATCCTCGCCCTGCAGCGTCGTGAAGGCATTGGACCATTCGGTGTTGGTGGTCGTGCCGTCGGTGCCGCCAGACAGGTAGGTGAAGGCAACCGCAACCGGCGCCTTGGTGGCCCCCGTGGCGCGCGTTGCCGTCACGAACGACTCAGAGCCGGAGTTGATCCAATCCACAACCGCCTGGAGTGTGCCGGTCACGTTGTACGCCGTTGTTTTGACGTCTTGCGTCGTCAGACCATCCAAGCCGTTCAACGTCGGTTTTTCGCCATTGCCATCGAGCACCACAGCCGTGATGCCGGTGATGGCGTTCATGCGATCAACCAACTGCTGAACCGTGGGGTATGCAGCCAGATCGATGTTGGTGGCAACAGAGTTCAATGTCAGCGTGGCCGTGGTGTTGTTCAGCGTCAGCGTACCAGTGCCGGTGCCAGCGTAAATCACGGAAAACGCGTTGCGAACAATGTCGTCTCCGACGTGGTACGACGTGCCGTATTGCGTCGTCACTTTCAGGCCGGTGGTTGACCCAGCTTCAACTTTGACCTTGATCTGGTTGTCCAGCAAACCATAGTTCGTTGACACGAGGTTGATCGCATCGGCCGCCACAGAGTCTTTCAGCGTCAGGCTGGCCTGGACTGCCGGGTTGGTTCGAACCACGGTGATGTAGGCCGGGCCGTTGCTCTGTGCCGACGCATTGAAAGCACGCTCGACAGCGCGCAACAGGTTGCCATTGCGCAGCACTGCGCGAGCTTCGGAAACCGACCCAAATTTGAGGGCCGTGTTGGGTTGGCCGCCCGCGGCATCGCCAATCAGCGCCAAATTGTTGCCGGTAGACGCACCCCGGCCATACATTTTTGAGTCATCAACCACTGACATGGTGGCTGGCGAAACCCACAAACGGCCATTGAAAAATACAGGCATTTTTTACCCCTTAGACAGGTTGCGTGGAAAAATCGGTGAACAGAGCCTGGTAAGCAGACTCGCTGGTTTTGAACTTGCCGCCAGCAACCATGGCGTGGTGAAAGCCGCCAATCAACTCAGGGCCGATTTTCTTGCTTGAAAGTCGCAGGCAAAACTCATCCAGAGTCAATTCAAAGCTCTCGACAGCAACAGGGTCGGCACCCTTCTTTTTTGCTGACGCGGCCTCAACAGGAACTATTTCATCACTCATATCAAACTCCTAAAGTCGTTGTGCTCACATCAACAAATGAGCCGTAGGTATCGGTCACAGCAACCGCGGCCTGGCAACTCAACACAATGATGGTTTCATACAGCGGGGCATTCATTGATTGCGTGTCCTCGGTGTCCCGAACCGACTGGACCTCAACCAAGTTAAGTCCAGCCTCTTCAAAAACATCAAGGTTTGCCGCAATCGCCGCCTGCAACGCCTTGCGCAAGATGATCCTCTCGTCGGCATTCAGTGACCAGGCTGAAATTTCCAGACTGACCCCGGTATGCCACCCGGAAGACGTGACCCAGGACGAACCGTCATGAATCTCTTGCGACACCATCTCACCCAAACCGCGGACCACCGTTGATCCATTCGCATATAAGACTGTCACGACCGGGAACTCTCCGCCTTGCGTGTAAAACGGAATGGAGACGACGGGGACCGTTGATCTGCTCAGCAAAATCTTGCCGCGTTGGATCATGGAATGCAGGGTTACATCGATGCGCTCGCGCACGATCTCCTGGACATCAATGCTTTCATCGTCAAACGTCGCCAAGGGGATGACGCTGGCAACAACCGGAGCACCCCAACCTCCGCCCGGGAGCACCCCGTACAGGGCGTAGTAGTAGGTCACGCCATTGACCAGCAGCCGAGAGTCCGTCAGAAATCGCTCTGAGCCGTCA